CAACGCCTGCCGCTTGTATTGCCCCGGCCGCGGCGCCCGACGCGTCCTGAGCGATTTTAAGCGCGTTTGTGGCTATGACATAAACCGGGTTCATTTTAACCCATTCAACAGGGAGCGCCGTTTTCCCCGGGTTGCCCCGGACCGTCACTGCCCCGCGGGCCCACTCTTCCATGCGCGCGCCCTGAGCGCCGAAAATTTGGAAGGCATAGCGCCCGTTCGTCGGCGTCATTGTTGCGGGTATATCCCATGACATGAACCCGCGGCCGGCGGCGCTGTTGGTAAACGTGACCCCCTCGCCTGAAACACCCACAAAAAGAAGCCCCGTCCACCCGGCGGTGTTATATTCCCCGCCCGCGAATAAAAAGCGGCCGCGGACCGTTGTATCGGCGTCGGCCGTAATTTCAAGGGACCCCGGGACCAGTTTCTTTGAAAGGTCATTTTCCAGGGTTTCAATTCTTGCCCCGGCAAAAGCTGAGCAAGCGGCGAGGGCGACGGCAAAAAAAAGAGTTTTCATAATATAGGCCCCTTTGTCAATTATTCGACTTCCAATTCATAAAACTCCTCAGCCCACACATTTGAAAGCGGTACCGGGTCTTCAGGAGGGTCAACAGGGTCGGAAAGCTCGCCCTCAAATAAATAGGCGGCGCTCCCGTCTGTTGTCTCGGGGGCCTCAAAATCGCCGCTTGCATAGTCTTCATCAGCCATAAAGTTTTAAAATTCGCAATAGACCTGGAGGGCAATGCCTCTAATGGTTCTGGTGTAGGTGTAATTACTATACCCGGAAATGTAAAACCAGGGGGCGTAACCCGTTGTCCAGTTGGTGTGCATGAAAAAAGTCCGGTTCGTGTTTATCCATGTCACCATTGCCGCCGGAAGGTCATAATACGCCCACCCGCCTGCTGAAAACCGGGAAAGCCCGGCGTTTGAAAACGGTTGCCACGGCTCGACCCCCACAACGGCGGCCGAGTTGTCTGAGAGTGTATCTATTGAAAGTGAAAGGTCGGCGCCGTCCCACGCGTATCTAGGCGCCTGAAGAGCGCTGGCAAAGCGGATATTTAAAGCGCCGCCTATGCTGGGCGGGTCAAGGGCATAGGACTCGTCGCTGTATAAGACATCCCCGGAGGTCCTTAAAAAATCCCTTTCAGTTTCCCCCGGGCTTTCAAGGTATAGCCGGACCCCTGAAATGGTGCCGGTTGAAATTCCGAATTGGTATTGATTCGCTGAGTGAATTTGCAGGCACTCATTAAGCCACGGATATTGATAAGTTATAGCCCGTCCGCGTCCTATGCCATATAAAGGAGTCGCCGTCACGGCCCCGGTTGAAACCCAGGCGCCCGTCCCCAACGGCCAAAAAAGGTTCCAGTTATAGGTTTGCATGCCGCTGAAGTCTGATTGATTGTTTTTTACCTGACTAACCGTCGCCTTTGCGCAATACGCCCCGGCTAATAAAGAAAGCGTATACCACCCGCTTTGAATTCTGATTAGCTTCTTTTTGGTTGTATCCCGGCAAAGACCGGAACCGGCTTTTCTTGCTAGTGGCATTTTTTATTATCCTATTGTAACAGCAATGGGAATGTGGAAAGCAACGCGGCCCTCCGCCGAAACCTCAAGAAGACGGCCGCAGGGGTCGTATGTCTTGGTTCTGTAGTAAAAATGGAGCGTTGGCGTCGCGTCTGTCTCAGAATAGCGCACGCGCGTCAATTCGCTAATCTTTACCCCGGTGGTGTTATTCGTAACGTTCCAGGATGTAGTATACGGGTTTAAGGTTCCCGGCGTCGGTGAAGCCCCCAAAGACAAATCCGTCACGGTATAGCCGCTCGTGCGGGCCCTCTTGTCAGCGTGGACGTGGTCCGCCTTTGCGGCTGAGCTTGTAAGGGCACCGCCGGCTGAGTTGGCGTCGCCCACCGGTTGTATGGCGGACCCTGTTGGGTTTAAGAAGCCCTGAAAGGCGCGGGCAAAGTCAATAACAAATTTCCACGGCGAGGCCTGACAAGGGACGGGGGATTTTATGATATTTATACCGTCGCCGCTCAAAAAATTGAGGATATTTGAAACGGTATTGTGCCAGTCCGCGTCGTATTGGTTGACGGGGCCGCCAGGTATAAAATCATTTTTCAAAGGAAAAGACATGCAACCCCCTTTTAGGCATTATACGGTCCATAGACAACAATGGAGCAGGCAAATTGCGTCCGCGTCACGTTATAGGCCCCGGCCTCGTTTGCAAGTGAAACCTCGGCGGTCGAGCTTGCCGTAATGTTTCCGTTCGCGTCAACGGTCTGCGCGTTCCATCCGGCCCCGGCCGCAAGGCCAGAGGCGCAGGCGTATGTCATAGCTTTATAAAGCGTGACCGTCGTCGTCGAGGTCTTTGTCACCAGGTAATAAATAGGCTGAGCCACCCAGTATGTGTTTACCCGGTCAACGGAAACAACAGAACGGACCGAGGTAATCACCCCGGCGGGGGCTGTTGTAAGCCATCCTGAAAAAAGCGCCATAAATTAGCCCCTTTCTATTTTGAGCTTAGAAGCTCTTTTAACATGGCCTCGAGGCCGGCGGTGTTTTTTTCGATTGCAAGCAACGCGCGCTCGGCCGCCTTTTGCTCTTCCCGGGCCAATACAACGCGGCGCACCGCCTCTTCGCTGTCGCTGAGGCGCGTGGTGCTTCGCCAATCCCCGCGGCGGGAAAGCCGGTCCGCGTCTTTTTCAAACTGTTTCTCGGCGGCCTTTTGGGCCTTTTCCTCTTCAAGCTGTTTCTTGAAAGAGGCGGGGTCCCTATACCAGCCCCACGCTTGCTCAGCGGCGGCCTTCGCTTTCTGCAGGCGGTCTTGCCCGGCGCGCTCTTCATCCGAGCCGGCCTTAGCCGCGTCGCGGGCGGCCTCAATACGCGCGTCGCGCTCGTCTTTAATTGCGGCCTCGTTGGCTTTGCGCTGAGCTTCCGCAACCTTCTCGGCCGCCTTAATCCGGTCCTCCTCGGCCTTCTTTTCCAACTTTGCGCGCTCTTCCGCCTCTTTGGCGAGTAGCTCTTTTTTCTTGCGTTCGTCTGTTGCGGCCTGCTCAGCGGCGAGGGCCTTTGTCAGTTTTGCTTTTTCATCCTCGGCGGCCTTCGCCGGGTCTTTTTTACTTTGCGCGTCTGATATTGCCTTAGCCCTTACACCGGCCTCGCGCTCGGCGTCTGCTTTGACCCACGCGTCGTTCATTGCAACGCCGCCGCCGGGGTCCCCGACGGCCTTTAAAGCCCGTCCGCCATAATGGCCCGTCGCTATCCCTGAAAGAAACGCGGTCCCGGCTCCGCTAAAGTCGCCGGTTGACAAAGCGCCGGCCGCCCTTGAAAATCCGCGGACCCCACCGACAAAATCGGAAACGCCACCCTTTTCATAACCAAACTTTAAAGCCTTGCCGGCCCACCCGACAACAGTTGCAAGCCCGCTCGCCGTTGCCTTTACGTCTTCAAAGGCGCGCACCGCCTTGCTTGCCCAAACGGCCACGTCGCCATTTTTGACGAGGTTGTCGAGCTGGTCTGATAACGCCTTAATGCCATCCTTTGCGGTTGACTGAAAGGCGTCGCCAAAGGTCCGGACAACGGCGGTCCAGTTGTCTTCCATTGTTGACTTTAAGCCGTCGCCGGTCTTGCTTAGCTGTTCCATCCCGCCTTTAAAGGTTCCGAGCCGCCCCTCTAATACGGCCCAAACCTCAGCGTTCGTGGCGCCGGCGGCTTGTAGCTCTTCCATCTTTGTCCGGACCTCAGGCGTGATTATGCCTAATTCTTGCAGGCGCATGGCGGCCTCGCCAAACGGTTTACCGCCGGCAATCATAGAATAAGCCCGGCCCACCCAAAATGAAACTTCTTGAATATTGCCGCCCACGGCCGCCGCGGCGTCGCCCACCATTTTCAGGGACCCCATTGCCCCGAGGGCCCCGTTTGAAAAGACGTGCAACTGCCGGCTGGCCACAACGGTTTCCTCTAATTTAAAAGGCGTCTTTGCCGCAAATTCCCCCAGCTCAGCCATGCGGTCTTTTGCTTTCCCCATGTCACCCATTAAAACGGAGAACTGAGTGGTAAGCGTTTCAAATTTGAAACTTTCCTGGACCGCGCTCCACATTTTCTGAGCCGTTGCAATTACGGCCCCGGCGGCCATATCCCACGCCGCTTTAATGTTGGCCATGTTTTGCATTAGGCCCTGCGAGGTTGCCTTTGCGTTGGCCTCCGCGCTCTTTGTCCCTGGCCCGGTATTGTCAAGGGCCTGGATAATGTATTGCAAAACTTTATTCATTTGCCGGGGCCTCCCGTTTATGCGCTTCGATTATTGCCGCCTTGACCGTCGCCAATTCTTGCAGGGCCTCAGTAAGCGGGTCGCCTATGCCATCGGATAGCCCGCCGCCTGAGCGGGCCAGCAGTACCATTCTTGACCGGTGCCAGGCCCTGACTGTTTCATCTTTGGAAACATCCCAAAGCCAGCGGTCTTTCGGTATGCCTGAGGCGGCCTCCAATTCCCCGACAATCATGCCCCAGTTTATTTTTGTTTGGGTGTTTTCCTTTTCGCTTGGTAGCTTTGAGGGGCAGACTTCATCAAAGGCGGCCGCCAGCTCTTCCCGGGTGCATGTCAGCCCCTCGCACCACTCTTTCACCATGCGCTCGGCCGCGGCCTTGCTGAGCCCCGCGGCGTGCATGATATTTTTATCACGGCCGTTCGCCAAAGCAAAACAAAAGGCCATGAACATTTTTTCATCATGCTCGCCAAACCATGCGCTCGCCTTGTCTTGAACCCAAACGCTGGCGCCTATGGTAATCTGCCAAAGCCAAACGTCGGAAACGCCGGCGCGCTGAGGGAAGCCGCAAAGGTCCGCGCGCTCGCCCTCGTTGGGGTTTAAAACCCTGTCGCATAGCCTGACTATCCAAAGACTCTCGGCAAGGGAAGGCTCGACGCCCCAGCGCTCCCTCAATTCTTTTAAATGGGAAAGCGCCAGGGGGTGTATATCCGGGCATTTTATCATTTTGCCGGCCCCTTATGTTGCGCGCGCAACGTGGCGGGAATATGACATTTTCCGCGAGTTGGCGGTTGTATTGCCCTCGCTTTGGCCGTCGCTGGCGTTATGCCAGGTGGCGTCAACTTCGACGTCGCCGTCATCCGGCACGCCGGTTGTCTCAGCGTCAATTTGCTCGACGCCGTCGCGGTTGTCACCCGCAAGCCAGTCCCCGTTGGCGTTTTCGTCAACATGGGTGCAAGAAAGGGTATACTCGAGCGATTTCATACCGACCGCCGCCGAGGTAATCTCAAATTGAGTCACCGCCGTCGGGGTTGTAAGGTCGTCAAGTTTTGACGGAATACCGAAGCCGGCCGGGAAGGCGAGCGTGGTTGCAAACGAATTGCAAATCTTGTCCCCTGTTGCAAGGTGGGTCGCGGCGCCCAGGTGCTTGTGATAAGGGATAGTAAGCGTGGGCCATCCCACCGCGTCATAGCTCAGCTTCACGCTGTCAATATGGTTTGTATTCGTAACAATGCCGGCCTTCGGTATTGTCAGCGTTCCGGAGGCGAGGAAACACTTATAGACGACGGACCCTGAGCCTTTCAGGTTATGAGCCCGCCAGGCGGCTTCGTCACCGTTGGCCTTCAAGCCCTGAGCCCGGTCCGCGCTCTTTGCGGGGGCGTTCGTCTGGTGTATCCACATAGCGTCGCCGGTCAAACTCAAAAGAGTATTGATATTGAGCGGGTCCGCGGGGTTGAAAAAAGATACTGTGCTGGCCATAGTGTTCTCCTGTAGTTTCAGTTCTTGAACTTATACTATAGGCCCTTTTGTCAAGCGGGGCAAGAAAAGTGGGCTAAATTTCAACCCCTGAGTTAGCCCGGCCGCCGGTTTCAAAGACCACGTCGAGCGTTATATCCAAAACCCAAACGCGGACCTCCTTCGTTTCGTTTGCGATTTTCACAAGCTCAGGCGCGAGCGCCCCCATGTTGCGGACCCGCAGGGTTGTCACGTTTGAGTCGGCGGAAAGATTGGCCGGGAGCCCGGCAATTACGCGCATGCCCCAGGCCTGAGCCGCGGCCCGGCTTAAAAATTGGCATGTTATGACCGCCGGCAGGTGCATGGTGAAAAGGTCCCCGACTAACAGCGGCGCAAAGGTGTCCGTAATGGCGCCCCATTCAAGCCACCAGGCGTTGACAATACCGGGCTCCCCCACAAAAGCGGTCTTGTTTAGTTCTGTAGCTGTTGCCGTTGCAAGGCGGCGCATAATGGCGGCCTCGGCGTCGGCCCACGAGTTTTCATAGGTTGCCGGTTTCATAATTGGACCCCTTTCATTTCATCCGCGCAAAAACCGTTCACTTTGTCGGCGTTGTCAGTTTGCGCCCTTTCGATAAACTTGTCGTCGGCCCGCGGGCCCTTGACGACGGTGCCGGGGCCGCGCTTGCTCCAGCTCTTTCCCTTGCCGTCGTGCATCTTTGCCGCGTATTGCCCGGCCTCAGAGTTGGCCGCAACGTAAACGAGGCCCCTTAGCTGAGCGGGCTCGAGAGCGAATTGGATTGACCGTTCCAGGCCGCCGCGCTTTGCCCGGGAAGTCGCCCGCGGCTTGCGCGTTGTCTTGCGGGTTGTTTTCCTTGCCGTCGTTTTCATGCCCTGCGTGGGGCTTCGTGGCGCGTTGCGGACCGCCTCCCGGTGTATAAGCATAGTGCCGCGCGCAATGCCCCTATTAAACGCGTCGCGGCATTGCTGAGGGAGGGAGTTTAGCGCGTCAACCAACTCGGGAAGGCCTTTTATGTAATCGCTTGCCATGACATAGGCCGGAAAGTCAACGCTCAGCGGTGGCTGGCTAAATAGTCATGCTGAAGAAAAGCCCCCACCGCCTTGCGGGGGTCCTCGGCGGCGCGCATGGCGGCCCAGCATTTCAGCAGGGCGGCGTCGCGCGCGGTCCCGTCATGCGCCGCGTCCTTGAAGTTGTCATAGTCAACGCGCTCAGCCTCGGCCGCAACCATGCGCGCCCAGGTTTCCTTTTTCATGGTTGCCCGGTATGGATAGTCGGCGCAGGGGCTTGAATGTATGACAACGCCGTGCGGGTTTCCGTTGGCAACCAAAAGCGCCTGCAGGTCTTTGCGCCACCGGGCCCTGACAATGACCAGGTCCGGGGCTTCTCTATGTTGGACGGCTGAGAAAAAGCCGCTCTTTGTAAATAGCCACATTTATTCAATCCAATCAGGCACCGGTATTCCGTTTGCCTTGCAATATTTGACGGCCTCTTCTTCTGTTGGGATTTCAACAGGGCCAGTCGGGTCCGGGCCGCCTTCGTTCGTGAAGTTGTTAATTGCGGTCCATCCCTTGTGGGCAATCATAAGCAACCGCGGGTCGTCGTCATAATCCGGGAAAGCGGTGGGGCAATCCCGGCAAGTCATAGGGACGGCGCCGTGTAGCGTATAGCATAGCGGATTATTCCAAAGGTCCACTTCTTCGCCGTATAGCTTTACAAAAATGCCGCCGGGGTTCCCAACGAGGCGGGCGCTTGTCAACTTCCACGGCCACCGCTCAGTGTAAAGCCGCCCGGGGTCCCGGAAATATTCGTCGAATTTTCTGTTCATGGTTGCACCTCTTTCCCTTGTTACGGTTTAATAATATCACCTTTCGGCGCCGGAAGTCAAGGGGGCTTTGGGGGGCACCGGTAAAATATCGCACGCCTTTTTGATTTTATCTAAATCGAAGCCGCGGTGCTTGTTTGCCTTCGAGTCATAGGTGTACATGTTGGCCATGTTTACCATGACCGCGGGAAGGCCGCGGCCGTCAAAGTCAAACTCCTGCTCGCCGTCTGTCATGTATCCGGTATCGTTTTTGCCCGGGGAGCCCTCTACAAAATGAAGGCCATATATCCGCGGCCACGGAACATTGCGGACCGTTGTACATTCAAGTTTTCCCGCCACGCCCGTCACCGGTGAAATGTTGGACGCGCTTTCGTTCATCCCCATGGGGTAGCCTTCCGGCATTATCGAATTTAGCTTGATTTTATAACGGGCTTTGACGTTCACGTCGTTTTCAGTTCTCAAAAGCCGGGTTGTCTTTGACTCCGGCTGGTTGCCGTGAAACGTTGACCTTTCAAGGATAAGCTGAACCGAGGCGTGGTTAATTGCCTGGGCTGTTTTTGCCTTTTGTAAATCCCACTTGCTATTGGTTACGAATTTCAGGGCCTCGGCCTGGTCTGCGCAACTTATGGCATTATACCACGTTAATTTTTGAGGCCTTGAAACGTTTAAATTCAGCAGGCCCTTCCATGCGCAGGCCTGAGGGTTCCAACTGTCACCGCCCTGGCTTGACATATACTGGGTGGCATAGCTAGGAACCGCGGCCGGGTAATCAGGGTCCGCCGGGTTTAGCGCCTCCGCCATCTTATACTCCAGGTCCTTGTATGACGTAAACCTTTTAAGCGCCTCTTTGCGGCGGGCCTCAGCGGCGGCGGCGGCGGTTGCGCCAATCTTTGCCGCGGCCTTTGCCTGGGCTGGCGGCTGTTTTTCAATCTGTTTCTGGTCAAAGAACTCGACGGCCGTGTATGTCATATAAGCCGCTTGAACCTTTTTTGCGTATTCCGCAAGGTATAGCGCGTCGGGGCTCGCGGTCTTGTTTGCCTTTGCTAATATATCCGGCAAAATGTCCTCGAGGGCTTTCAGTTTGGGGCCGCTTTGCGCGCCGTCCTGAATATCGACGTGGTGGTTTATTGACATTGCCGCGGTCTTGACAACAGAGGCCCACCCGTTAATATCCGGGTCGATTGTTGCGCCCTTTGTAATGGTCTGGACCATGGCTTTGTCGGGGTGGCCGCCGGTCCTGAGCCCGCCGCACCAGTCAAACTCGCCGGTATTGCCGGCTGGCCCGACGGCGCCGGGGATAAAATAATGACCGCCCCATGAAACGATTTTTGCGCCGAACTCCCCCATACTGTCTGCGTATGTTTCGGAAAAGCCCTCGCGGATAAACCGGACCGCCCTGTCATGGTGGGCCGCGGCCTCGCGCACGCGTATCCTGACAAGCTCGCCCTCAGCCTCAGGCAGGGCCGCAATGACCGGCTCCCAGTCTTGCGCCATGACCGCAACAGAGGCCCGGCGGCCGTTCATGTTGGGAAAGTATTTTCTCTGATAGCGGCAAAGGCTGAAAAGCTCAGAGGCGCCCTCGCCCCAGTCACCGTATGCCTTCGGTTGCCCCATGGCCCGGAAACCGAGCGCGCTCCCGTTGTCAATGCGCCAAACCTTGCCGGCCTTGTCAACCATTACATTATCAGCCCCCAGGCCTATAACGTCAATGTTCCCCAGTATGGCGTCAATGTGATAAGAGGCCTCGAGCTGAGCAGTACAGTTTTTCTTTTGCTCAGGGGTGGCGCTTGCTAAATAGTCTGCAAGGGAAACCGCGTCCGGCAGGTATTTTGTCAGCTTGACGGGCCCGTCCGGTGTCTTGAAAAGCCGCCCCTCAGGGACCGCAACGCCGGCGGCCCGGTATGCGTTGTCCGCGGCCAGCTCGCTTTCAACATGCCCCGGGGTCCCGCCCTTTTTCATAACAAAAAGCCGGCCGTCTTTGTCACGGACAAGTTTTGCCCCGGTTGACCCGCCGAGGCTTTTGACTATTTCAAGCCCGTCGACGTTTTCCGGGAAGGGGTTTATCGGTTTAGGCGGCGGCGCCGGCGGCTCCGCTTTCTTTTCCGGGGCCTTGACCGGGGCGGCCGCTTGCTTCGCCGGCAACGGTGCCGCAGGGCCCTCAGGCGCGGCCGGCTTTATTCCCATGGCATTTAGTACGTCCTGAGCCGTTGCCGTCCTGGCGACGTGTACTATGCCGCCGGCGACGCCCTTGTTATAGCCGGCCGTTTTCTTGTCTTTGACAAGTGAGAAGGAAGGAATACCGGCGGCCCGTATGGCGTCAAGGTCTGCAGGCGCCATCATTTTAACCGCGGCCGCGGCTGAGTCTGAAAGGGTGCCCAGGCGGATTGCCTTTTCCAAGCGGTCCGCCGTAACCGCGCGCGCGGCGTCCGCGGGCGTCATGCCCTCAGCCTTAAACCGCTCGAGGTCTAAATTATCCTTTTGCGCTTGCATGGCCTCAGGCGTGAAACCGCCCTCCGGGACCCCGGCCTTGCGTTGCCTGTCAAGCTCAGCGGCGTCGGCCTTCGGGTCAACGTATTCAAGCCGGTGGTTGCAGTTGGGATGGAATACGCCGGCGACCTTTGCGTCTTCATAGGTCGGCCAGTTTTTATTGACCCCGACGGTCAAGATTATACGGCCCTCCCATGCCGCGCAAATAGGGCAATCAGAGTCGCCGTCGTTGCTAATCCGGCCAAACTTTGAGCCGTTGGCCGCCATGGTGTCAATATGGCTTTCAACGGAAACGCGCTGGGCGGTTGTCTGGACTAACATTTGCAAATAGCGCGCATTATCCCAGGCCCGGCCGCTCTTATCCTGAAAGCGGAAAGCGCCTTCGTCGCCGGCTAATTTATCCCAACGCTCCTGCAGGGCCTTTTGCGTCTGGTTTGCCGTCAACCCCTCGACCTGGGCAAGCCTGAGGGCGTCAACAGTTGCGGTCCGGAGGGCCCGGATAGCGGACCCGGTCATGCTTTCAGTGAATACGGCCGCGAGGCTTTTGCCGTTGGCCGGTCTTATTAGGTCAAAATATCGCTTGTTTCTTTCCGGGTCGTATTTTGTAAAGGCCTCGGCGCCGGCGGCTGAGATTTCCCCGAGCGCCGTTTCATGCCCGGCCTTCGCCGCGGCTGAGGTCAAGGCCGCAAGCTGGGCGTCGATGCCTTCTTGAAGGGTTGCATACCGGGCGCCTATTTCAGCGTAAAGCTCGTCGCGGGTCTTTGACGAGCCGGCGGCCTTTGCGTTGCTTGCGGCGAGGGCAATCTTTGCGGCAATATCCCGGCGCGCTTTCTTCAGGGCCGCAATAAGCTCGTCGGTGGTTTCCGTCTTAAACGATTGCAACTTGCGCAAAGGGAGCGGCAGTTGGCTTGGTTTCCTTGCCATAATTTAGCCCCTTATGATTTCAACCCCGCCCCACCCGAGCCACCGCAAGGCCTCAGGCCCCACCACGCTCGGCCGGCCCTTAGTACCCGCGGCCTTTTGCGCCTCTTCATTCCCGGCAATGATTGGCACCGGGTCCGAGGCTGAGCCGTTGGCCACCACCCCTGTTTCAAGCAAATAGAGGGCCTGCTCGTAAACCGCGAACTCGTCGCGTATCCGGTCCCCCTCTTTATAGGCGGCTTCGTTTTCTTTCATGCCCCGGCCTAACAGGCGCGCGAGCCCGCGGCGGGCTGAGGCTATGGCCCCGCGGCAATGTGTCTCCTGGAAGCCGGCCCAAACGGCCGCGCGGTGGTGGTTGTCGGGGGCAAAATAAGCCTGGGCGTTTTCAAAAGTGATTGCCATTTTATTTTTTCCTCAATAAAAAACCCCCGGCCGCGGATTGACCGGAACCGGGGGCGTTTGATTTTTCGCTTTCGTCTTACTCCGTGATAGTTTCACCGTCCGGAGGCGGGGCGTCATTGCCCTGGGGCGGCGGAGGCGGGGCGTCGTTTCCGGCCGGAGGCGGGTTGCCCGGAGGCGGCGGCGTCACCGGAGGCGGCGGCGTCACCGGAGGCGGCTGATTAGGCGGGCGGCCGCGCTTTGCCGGCTCCTTTGCCTGGGCCCCTGACAGGGACGCGACGGCGGCTGTAAGCTCAGCCTGCCGGCGTTCATTCAGGCGCGTGCGCGACGCGCGGTATAGGCGCAGGGCGTCATTGACCGGGGGCGCTTTTTTGGTTGCTTCTGGCATTGTGTAACCCTTTCTTTTTAGGTTAAAACGTCAACATGAAAACGGACCGGCCGCGGTCATCGGTAAATCTTGCCGAGGACCTGGATAAATCCGTTCGTTCCGGTGGAAAAGACAATCCGGTATTTGTCACCCTTTGCCCCGACAAGCGGCGCGGCAAGGTTCACGAGATTGGTTGAAATTACACCACCGGCCAAAGTCAGCGTGGGGAGCGCCGTTTCTCGCCATGTCCCGCCGGCGTCTTTATGCCGCAGGTATACGTTTAACGCCGTATCGGCCGGGGTTACGCCCCAACACTTGATGAAAGACAACTCCTGGCCGGCCGCGTTGCTCAGGTCGTTAGTCGTCACAAAAGCCGTGCCCTCGGGGTTTGCGAACGGAATATCCAAAGACACGACCGCCTGCGCCTGAGCGCTTGTGGGCATGAATACGGGGCAAGCAACGGCGACGCAAAGGGCCGCCATCAAAATCATAGAAACAAAGTTTTTCTTTTTCATTTTCTCTTAATCCTCAATAGGGTTTTTGTGTTTAGGTTTCATCCCTTGAAAGGCCACCGGGGCCGCCATATTTCAGGCGGCCGCCGGTGTGGGTTTAGCCGAGCTTTGCCACCAGCTTGACAACGCGGACCTGCTTTTTCTCATAAACGCGCTCCCAGTTGTTGGCCGCGGCCAGGTTTGCGTTTGTCGGGGTCGGGGTTGTAACACCAACATTGAGAAACTTAAAGCCGCGAACGTGGGCGATAAACCCGGCGCGGGTTGCCATCTGGTCCGAGGAAGTCTCAATCTTTCTTTGCATTTCAAACGGCGTCTTGACAGGCGCGTCGTTGACCGCAACAGCCCCCTGGCCGAAAAGGTAAATGGTCGCCTTTTGGGTTGCCGGGTCATAGCCGCAACTATCGTCGACCACGATTGGCCGCCCGTTATAGCTAGGCAACTGCGCGGCGGTTTCCGCGGGCTTGTAAAGCGAGCCGGTCCCGCCGAGGGTATTCAACAGGGTTTCAGCCTGGCTGTGCATAGCCACGGCGGTCAATGCGCCCTTCGCGTCACCCAGTAACTGGGCGGCATAAAGGAGCGTATCTTTGCCGAGGATAGCGTCGTCGCCGGTTTCCCCTGAAATATCCAAAATCAGGTCGCCGTCGTTGTTGGCCGCGTTGCTTGCAAAGATGCCCTGCAGGGTTGCGAATACGGCGGCCTGCTTGCGGCGGGCCCAGTATTCAGCAATCAGGTCGCCCAGGACCATCATGGGGTCATTGCCGGCAATTTCGGCGTTCAAATCACTCGAAGAGAACAGGCGGCCGCGGCGCAAAATGACCGCAACGTCCTGCCCTGAATTAATCCCGCCGGCCGTCAAAGGCGCCTCGGGGTTATCACTCAAAACCTCGTCGTCGCCGGCAATATCATTCCAAAAAGGAAGGTTGACCATCTTACCGCCGAAGCCCGCAGACTTGACCGCCGCCGCAACCGCCGCGTCGACGCCGACAATGCCGCTCTTCATCAAAGCGGAAAGTGTAGCCGTTTTTGCAATGACATACTGCAAAAAAGCATTATTAATCTGAATATCTGATAAACGAATAGCCGCCATTTTGTGTCCCTCTTTTCTCTGTTGGCTTTTTAGTCAATTTTAACGCCAGCCTGCTCAGCCAAAGCCTTAGCCGCCGCCGGGTCCTTGTTTAACAAGTCAACCTGCTCAGTGAGATTAAACGAGTCCTTGTGGAAAGGGTTTTTTCCTGAGGGGATAACGCCGGGCTCGCCAGCTTTAAATCCGGCGCCGGAACCCGGGGCCAGAATTACGCCTGCGTTCTCAGCCTTAAACCGCTCGAGGGCTGTTTTCAACGTTGCCTCGTCGGCCACGTCAATACCCGCAAGGTGGGTTTCTAAAAGCTGATTGAATAGCCCTTCATTTACCGTTTTGGGGGCGAGGATAATGCCCGCCGCCTTTGCCTTTTCCCGGATTGCCTGCGAGCGGCTTGCCTGGTTTGCCCGGGCCTCCGCCTCTTCTTTGCCTTTGGTAAGGGCGGCAACCTGAGCAGAAAGGGCCGCGAGGGCCGCCGTTTGCTTTTGGCTTTCCGTCATACCGGCGGCCGCCTTTTCATCCGCCTGGCGTTTCAGCTCAGCGGCGTCGGCCGTTAATTTATCAAGCTGAGCCTTCAACGTGTCGCGCTCGCCCTCAGCCTTGCGGCGGGCGGCGGCGGCAACTTCGTCGCGCTCTTTGTCCGGGTCAACGCCGGCGACGAACGCCTTTTCCGCGTCCGTCAACGTTTCACCCCTTGCAACCTTTGCCAGTAACTCTTTCAACGTCATAGTTTAGCCTCTTTGAACTCAGGGATTGACCGCCCCGGCGGTTGTTTCATTGCGTTTAAACGCCCGCAAAGACGGCGAAGATAATATAGGCCGCTTTGTCAAGTTAGACAGACTGCAGGAGGCTGTCTATTTTTTGCTTTATGGTTTCGGCGGTTTGAAGGTCGCCGTCCTCAATGGCCCTTTGCTTTGCCAGGGCGAGCTGTTGGATAGCGAGCGGGATTTTCCCGGTATTATCCGCGGCGACGCCTTGCTCAGTAAAGTCCATTAAATCAATTTCACCCCTGGCGGCTTCGATTAGGTCTTTGTCTTGCCCGGAAACTTCGCCCAGTATCCTCAGGGCCGCAATTAAGACCATGCGGCGCATTGCGGGCGGCATATCCGGCAGGTTCCCGAGCAACGTCAAGGCCTGAGTATCCCCGGCGGTGTCAACCACGTCAAAAGAGGACGGCCAGGCGGGGTTGTAAGCCTTGAAGAGCGGGTCCACCAGCTTTGACAATTCAACCAGGCGCAATTCCGCGGCCTCTAATATCCGGGCCCGGTGTTTCAGCGTTGACTCGGTGTCCAACTGGTCAAACTGTTTACTTTCGGCGCTTGCTATCTGCCGGCTTTCCCGGTTGAAAAGGGAAAGGCCCACCATATCAAACAGCAGGGAGCGCTTGCGGCTGATTTCCTCAGGTATGGCTTTGAGGTCTGAGGCGCTCGGCTGTATAAAGCGGGTTATGCCCTTATCCTCTGAGGTTTCCATGATAGGGGTATCAAGGCCGCGGACCAGCTCGCGTATGACCTGCATGACGGCCTCGCCGTTATTGGGCCCCATGCGCTCGACGAGCTTCAATTCCATACTTGAAACGCAAGTTTCAGGGATAACCAACTGGGGAAAAACACACCGGACAAGATTTTCGGCGTGCAGGGAGTCAAGGTTTAAAAGCTGAGCTTGCAAGGCCTCGACGTCATCAAACCACCAGGGCTCAGCCTTTGGGGTCCCGACAAGAACGAAGGGGATTTCAGACAGGCCCGGCACCGGCGTTTCATCCGCGAGCGCCGTAACCACGCCGTCCATAAGGCGGAATTCCTGAAAGGTTACGCCGGCCGCGGTCTTGCGCCATAGCGTGCGCACTATGAATTCTTTGGCCTCAGCAAGCGGGTCGGCGTTATCGTACCGGGTGTCCTGGGTGATTAGCCAAAGCAGGGCTCCGGTTTCCGAAAAATTCCAATCTGGCACCGAGTTTGCCGGCCAAACTGTCCACTTTACAACATCCCGGTCCCGGGCCTTTTCCGCAAGGGTGCGCAGGCGGGGGTTGCCGTTTTCGTCTTTCAGGGCGGCGAGCCGGTCAACGCTCAGCCAAAGCCACTGGCTGGCCGTCAACGTTTCCGAGGCGTCAACCCAAAAAGAAAGAAGGCTGGACCCGCGGCCTGTCACGTTGCCGGCCCACTCTTCGTCAACCCCGGGGCGCTGGGCGTCAACCTTGAAAAGATACTGGGTTATCTTTGAGACAACGCGGCCGGCGTCATTGACAAGGGCGGCGCGCTCTTTGCGGCCCACGGTGCCGGCGTCCGCCGCGGTGGTTGCGCTTGCCTTTACGCCGGGGCCATAGGTGCCAAACCATGAAAGGTCGCTTTCATTCGGCGCGCGCCATAGCCGGCGGTCCACATAGCGGCGGCCGCCTTTGGCCGCGAGGGTGTTTAATTCAAGCTGGTGGGCTCTTTCCGCCACCGCTTTGTGCTTGCGCTTAAAGATTGTATCGTTTGCCATGATATAGGCCCTTTTGTCAACAGAGAAGCCCCGAGCCGCCTGAGGCTTTGCCCGCCTGAGAGTGAAACATAACACCGGTGGCGTCGGGCCCGTCGTCATGCCCGCCCTCGGGGAAAGCCGCAAACTCGGCCAGCCAGGTATCAAGCCACGGGCCAAAGCCGGGACCGTAAACATGGACAAGCCCGGCCTGGAAAGACGGCTCCAGCGGCGCCAGCTTTGCGCTTTTGTCACCCGGCAGGCGGGAGGCCTTGACTATTGAAACGCCCCGCAAGACCGCCTGCAGGGTTGTATACGCGTCCTTGTATCCGCCAAAGGCCTCGACATGCTGAGCAACGCCGGGCCCGTCTGCCTGAGCTGTGGCCCTGATTAGCGCGTCGCGCGCGGGGGCCTCCGCCCGTATGCAAGCGGCGGACCGTATCCAAAGCTCGTTCTGGTAAATCCCGGCGGCAATCTGAATACGCTTGACCAGCCCGCGGACCCCCCAGGTCCGGTCCGGGTCATCCCCTGAGCGCTCAGCCGTCGAACTTGCAAGGTCCCACCCGCGGGTTTCCCGGCCCTGAGGCCATCCCTCGAGCGTTGCATGCACCCGGACCGCGGATATGTCAAAGCGGTTTCCGCCTTCCGTCACCGGTTCACAATCCAACAGGGCGGCGGCTTGTTTCTGTAGCGAGGACCTTTGGGCTTTGTACCATTCAGGCGTAAAGCGCTCGGGGAATAGATACTCCCACTCGCCGGGTTTCCGGGCCGGGAAATTCAGCTCCTCAAAAGCCGGGAATTCCGGGTCCTCTTTCATGGCCTTTCGTATCCGGCCCCGCAAGTCGTCAATATGCCAGGGGGTGGCGCATACTATGACAATGGCGGCCGGGCTGTTTTGCCGGGTCATTAAGTCATTGCGGAAAGAGTCCCACGTTTTATCCCGGTATGCCCGCGAGGCGGCCTCGGCCCGGTTCTTGCAATAATCGTCGACAATCAGTAAATGCCCGCCCTTGCCCGTCAAGGCGCCGCCCAGGCCCTGAGCCGTCACCGTACCCGCGGACCCTTCCACTTGCCACTCTTCCGCCTTGTTTGAGCCGCGGACCGGCTTGACCCCTGGAAAAAGGGCCTGGTATCGCGGGGCTTCCATTATCCGCTTGACGCGCTTTGAAAAGCCTTTGACCAGGGAGGACCCATAGCCTGACATGATAACGTCGGGCTGGCGGTCTGCATTGGCCCCCAAAAAGAAACCGGGGAAGGCGCGCGACACAATATCGCTTTTGCCATGGCGGAAAGGGACGGCAATCAGTAAATAAGTCGATTTTCCCGCGCGCCAATCCTGGGAGGCCTTTGTCAAGCGGCCGCAAATAGCCTCGGTATGGCGCCCGGCTATGAACTCGTGGGGTTGCCACCAATTCCAACGCATGAAAGCCAAAAGGTCCCGGCTGGCAATCCGGCGGGCTTTCTCAGCTTTGGCTTCTTGTAAGGTCATTGAGCTTTAAACCCCTCGGTGGGTAAGATTTCCGGCCTTTTGTTGCCGGCCTCTTCCGTCATGCGCACGTTTACCTCAAAAATGGCGCCCTCAATGCAAACGGCAAACAGGGCCGCCGACATGCCCTCTTCATAGACAAGCCGGGAAAGCTCTAAAGCAAGCCCCTTTTTGTCAATGCCTGTCATTATTTGCCCTTTTCACCGTCTGCGATAATCCGGTCCAGTTCATCCTCAGGGACCGCGGCGGCCGCCCCGAGCGGGGCCCCGTTGCCGCCTGTCACCTCGGTCCGTTCGACGTAACCGCGGCTTTTGCCCTTGCATTTCAGGAAGAAACAGATTGCCCAGGCCTCGCCGCGCTTGATTGCAAGCAACAATTCAGACTCGGCAACGTCGAGCCGCTTGTCAAGGGCTTCAATGACGACGGCCTTTAGTTTTTCAGACTTAGCCACGCGGCGTGAAACGGTGGAGGCGTCAACCCCCAACTTCTGAGCCGCGGCGGAAAACAGGCCGGCGCTATTTTGCAGGGCCTCAGCAATCTGGGCCTCGGTTATTCTTGCAAATTTTGGAGTGTTCGTGGTCATTTTAAGCCTCCGTCGGTGTTAATGCGTCAAACAGGGTCCCGTCGCTTTCCCGGACCGCCTTGTTTCCGGTGTAGTATTGCCAGCGGCGGACCGCCATGTCAACATAAACCGGCATAAGCTCAGCGGCAAAACACCGGCGCCCGGTCTGCTCGGCCGCAATAAGCGTGGTCCCTGAGCCCAGGAAGGGGTCATACACAAGCCGCGGGGCATGGTTTAGCATTGGCCTGGCCATACATTCAACGGGTTTCTGCGTGCCGTGCCCGGTCTTTTCATTGCCTGAAGAGCGGTTGCGCCCCGCGGGGTTCATCCCCTGAATTTCCCAAACTGTCTGCTGTTTCCTATCCCCGGCCCAGTCAGCCTTGCCGCCGGCCCTGACAACATACCAGCAGGGTTCATGCCCCCAGTGATAACCGGTGCGCATTAGGGTAAAATGGGATTTTGCCCACACTATCTGAGCCCGCGGGATGAACCCGGCGGCCGTCAAAGAGTTGCAAACTTCGGCGCACTTTAAAGAGGCGTGCCAAACATAGGCAATATCCCCGGGGAAAAGGTCCCAGGCCGCCTGCCAATCGACGCGGTCGTCATTGGCAACCAGGCCGCGGGCCTTTGTCAGCCCGTCGCCAAACTGGCCGCCGGCATTATCACGCCAGGTGGGGTCATAGTCAACGCCATAGGGGGGGTCCGTAACCATAAGGCCGGGGGTTTCAAAGCCCAGGAGGCGCGTAACCGTTGCCGCGCTGGTTGAGTCCCCGCAAATCACCCGGTGCGGCCCGAGTTGCCAAATATCCCCTGGGCGTGAAACAATCCTGGCCTCGGGCTCAGGCGCCGCGTCGGGGTCGCCCTTGCCCTGGTTGAAAAGGTCCGGCATGTTTATGCCAATATCCCCGAGGGATATGCTAATCCCGGACCACCCTTCCCTGAGGGCGTCAAAATCCCACTCGCCTGACATGCCCTCCGGGCTGTTGTCAATAATCATAAACCGCCTTTTCTGGTCCTCAGTAAGCGCCGGCGCCGGTTTGACCCATTCGTCGGGTAAAACGGTCAACCCCAACACCTCGACGCAAGCCCTCAGGCGCTGGTTCCCCCCCAGGGCGGTGCCGGTTTCATCAATGACAATGGGGCGCAGGGTCATAAAGGCGGGGTCCCGGCTGATTGACTCGGCCAGCTTAGCAAGGGCGTCCGGTGTAATGGACCGGGGATTGAAGGCGCAGGTCTTGACTTCGAGTCCGGAGCGGGTTTTTATAGCGTGCAATAATGGGGCCAATCTTACAACGGGCTTTTTTTTCGTTTTCATTGTCTATTTTTCCCCTGGTGTTTCGTTTTGCCTGAAAACCACTGCCAACATTGGCCGCTTTTCAATCAATATTTTTTTTGCGCTGAACGCGGCCTGCCTTGAAACGCCGCGGGCCCTTGCAAAGTCTGACAGTGATTGACCGTCAAGGGCTGAGCATAGAAGGGCTATTTGTTCACAATTCAGGCCCCTAAACTCTGAAATTAGCCGCCTGGCGGTGTCTGCGCAACAGGGGGCAATATTCAACTCGGGGGTTCTGGCGGGCTGTTTCATTTCCAGCTCAATATCCTCGGCCTGCTGATAATGGAGCATGCTTTGGCTTTTGTTGTTCGTATCCGCGGGGCCCTTGCATTTGAGACAGGCCCGGTCGCGTTTTCCGTTTTTGGGGCAGTTATGGCACTCCGGCATGTGTTTATTCCCTTTCGTATTCCCTGAGCGTATAGGTTCCGTCGTCTTGCCTTGTGGCCCAAAAAAACCTAATGCCCGGGAAAGCGGCGGCGGTTTCCTTGAACGCCGTTAAAGCTCGACCATGAGAAGAGAGTTTAAACGAGCCCTTGACCTCATAGCAAGAATAAATTTTATTTTTTTCGTCATAGGTGACAAAGTCCGGGGTATACCGGGAGCCGCCCGGCATTTTAAAGGCCATGGCTTCAAACATCCCGGCGCCGGCTAAATAGCGCCGGTTAAAGTCGGCCTCGGTTTTCGTCTGAGCTTTGGGGGCCAGCTTTCTTTCCTTTTTGCTGTTGGGTTGCTCAGGGGTGACAAGCGGTCCGGAGCAGGGCCCCGGGTTGCCTGAGGCGGCGGCGTCCTCTTTGGCAATCTGTTTTTCAATCTGAGCCCTGAGGGCGGGGGGTAGCTGGTCGAGTCTGTATTTCATGGTTCCTTCTCTTTCGTATTCCCTGAAAAGGGCCCGCCAAAGGCGAGGGGCTTTCTTTTCAGGGGGGAATATCTTTTAAGGTATTCCCCTATATGTCTTTTAAGACATACGCGCGCGTGGGACATCATGTCCCTGGGACATACGGCCTCGCGCGCGCGCGTTGGGACATGGGTTTTCTCTGAGGTCAAAAAAAGTCATAAAAGCATGTCCCTGGGGTATCGAGTTACGTCAAAAAACGGGGTTTTCCGGCTGAGCATGTCCCAACGCGCGCGCGCACGCGAGGGCTATGGCTCTTCCTGGTAGGGGGGGTCTTCTTGCTCAGGGGCCGGCGGCATAAGCGCCAGGAGGGCGTCAATAGCGGCAAGGCTTGCGGCATTATGCGCCCCGCGGCCGAGCCGGTCCATAAGGGCGCCCGGCAAGAAAAGCTCGCGCATGCCGAGCAGGTCCTCCCGGGCTGAGGCGCCGACGAGCCCCTCTAAAGCGGCCCGCAAGCTGGCAATGGTCTGGTCCTGTTCTTTCAGTCTTTTCATGGTCTGATATTGCATATTGTTTCCTTCTTTTTAAAACGTCACGGTGGCGGTTAAGGTTGCCGCGGCGGCCCAGTAGATTGCCCGCTTCACGTCACCATGGCAAAGGTAAACGGCGGCGGCGGCAATGTCGAGGGCTATAAGGCAAACCGGGAAAAGTTTAGTAATCATTTGGCCCCCTGTTTCTCAAAAGAGGGGCAAAGGCCGCGCGTTTTTCTTTCCCCGTTGCAATCCTTCGACGGGGGGCCCTTGACGCAATAGCCGAGGGCCTTCCCCTCAGCGGCAAGGCGGAAACATTCAACCGCCCCGCGTTTGCAATCGCAACAGCATTTTTTTCTGCAGGTCATTATTTTATCCCTTTCACTTCAAACGAACAGCCGGGCCCACCGTATTTATTAGGCGGCGGCCGGTGTTTAAAAAATACGCATGCCGGGGCGTTGACTCTCAAAACCATATCGTCGGGGCAAGTTTCCGGGGCCCTTTCACACCGGACACACCATCCGAGCCGCCTGACATAAAACCGGGGCCCGGCGCCTGAGCAACGGCCGCAAACGCGCGGTGCCCGGCGCCACGCTATGATTTCAAGGGCCGCAACATAGACAAAGACGCCGGCGCAGGCGAGCGCGCTTATTGCCAGCATTGAATAGACAAAGGTTCTCATTTCCGGGGGGCCTTTCTTGTTTTCCTGTCATAGTTTAAGTGGCAACGCTGGCACCATGCTTTGAGGTTTTCCGGCGCGCAATTTTCGGGGGTATGGTCAAGGTGGGCGACGGTCAAAATGACCCTTGAACCCGTCACCGGGTGGGGCTGGCCGTTGACGGCGCGGCAATCCGGGAAGTCCGGGGAGCCTTCGCAAACGTTGCCGGCGCGGGCCCTGACAGACTTTGAAACGGCCGGCCAGTCTTGCGGATAGCGGCGGCGGTTTTCGGGTTTAATTGGCATTGATTGCCCACACTTTCTTTTCAAGGGCGGCCGCGGCCCGTTTGATATAGGCGTGGAACCGGTCCGGTTGCTCAGAGTCCGGCAAAAGGAAGGTCCAGGCCTGTTTGGGAAACATTTTAGCAACCCCGCGGCGGCGCAGGCATTTTTTGGAAAGAAAGAGGTGGCAAGTTTTGCACCCCTTTACGGTTGCCCGCTCTTTCATGCAAACGTCAACAAAGCCGGCATACTGCAGGGCGCTTTCAATTTTGGCCTCGGTAATGGCGGCGACGGGTTGCCAATCCGACTCGGTTATGTCAAAGCCGCAAGCGCCGCAAGTATGGACCATTATGGCGAAGGGATAGCCGGCTTCGACGGCGGCCTGTTGGATTGAGCCGCAACTGGGGCAAATAATAAGCTCCTCTTTGCTGTTGGCTTTCCTCAGTTCATCCCGGAGGGCCCGGTTTTCCCTTTCAAGCTCAGCGGCGAAGGCTGAAACCGTCTTGCATAGCTCGGCCTCTGAAACCCCGCCGGCGCGCGAGGCCATTATAACCGCGTCCGTTCTAGGGGTGGCGCGCCCGGCCGCAACCTGAGCGCGCGTGGCGTCATAGTGTTTCATTAAGCGGTTATGAAGCATAGCATCTCGTTCTATTTCATCCTGGGTGGGTTCATAATCCGGCAAGACATCATAAGAAACGGTGCGCCCGTCTGAAATGAAAACATAGTTTCTCGGGAAGGGCCAGCCGGCCGGTATTCTATCGGGGGCAAAGTTGCAAGTCCCGCCTGCTGAGATTTCAAGCTCCCCGACGAGGCCCTCAATGGCGGGGCAGTTTGTTGCTTTTGTAATTTTGGCTTTCATGGTGTTTCGTTTCCTTTTTTTTTAAAAAATAAATTCCTGTTGCATAGTTTCTCGTTTCACTCTTTCGACGGCCTCCAAAAAATAGTCTTTATCTTTTTCTGCTCCAGTCAGGTGGAGGCCAGAAAAATGACAAGCCACGGCAATAGACATGGAGCCAAGGTGTGTATCTAAAATCCTGTCTCCAGGCTTGCAATAGATAGAAATAATCCAACTGTAAAGGGAAACAGGCTTCTGCGTTGGGTGAATATGGCCACGGTCTTTATTGCATTTTGTATACCTTTTAACAACAGAGTCGAAGCTGGTCCACGCCAGCTCGCCGTCTGAAAAATCTCCTCCCATTAGCTTATCCCAAAAAAGCCAGCATCTGGAAGCCGGGAGCAAGTTTGCAAAATAATTCCCGCCCCATATTATCTGGTTTTTGGAAACCCTGAATAGTTCCTTAAAGTAATCAATTCCGGGCTTTTCATTGTCCCAGTTTTTTTTGGCAAGAACTCTATGTCCTCCGCCTTTCCTGTCTCGGAATTTTCCTCCGTCCTCACCTATTCCATAAGGAGGGTCCACGATTGCAAGGTCGAAAGCCTTGTCGGGAGTCACCCTCAATAGTTCCATGCAATCAATGTTCCTGAGGTCTAGTAAATCAGTTTTATATGTTTCCATATTATCCTTGTGTAAAATCGTGCATTGACCCGTGCCAAACGAGGCGGTCGGTGTCAAAATGGATAAAGCCGAGCCGCTCGAGCGTTCTCATTATGTTTTTGACCTTTGCCGGGCTTTCAGGGAAACCGCGCTTTTCAAGTACCTCGGCAATCCAAAGGACCGCCGGGCTTGACTCAGCCTCCCGCCCGCCCTTAAGCGGCGGCATTTGCTCAAAGCCGAGCCCGTCATACTTTGAGGGCTGGCAATAGGTTTTGTGGCTCGGGTCCCGGCCGTGTTTCCGGGCCTCAATATCCCGGCGGTCCGCCTCTGTCACCTTGCCAGGGGCCTCAGCCCAGTAAATGCCGCCCCCTGAGGCGTGCATGATTTCCGTCGCGCGCTTGCAACCGGCCCGGCCGCCGCGCTTGGCATGCTCAAAAATAAAGCGATTGTCGGCGCCTTCCATCCGGAGCAGGGTTGACGTTGCCCGGGCCCAGTTAGTTATATCCGAGGACCCTATGCCTAAATAAGCAAGGTCGGCGCCCTTGTATTTGCCCTCCTCAGTTTTCGGCGGCTTGCCGGTATGGTGAATAACCACCACGCCGATATTGTTGTCCTCAATGACCGGCTGGAGCTGGTTTCTCAAAAAGCGGGCGGTGTCACCCATTTTCGATATTTCACCCCCTAGAAAAGCCAACAGCGGGTCCACCCACACAATATCCGGCTTGAATAGGCGGCATTGATGCGCCAAAAATTCACAAAAGACCGCCCCGGTATAGCGCGAGCAATGGACCGTCCTGAAGTTTTCCCTCAGCAGGGCCTTTTCGTCAAGGTCAAAAAGTAGCCCCTTTTTTATCCCCACAAAAGTTTCGTGCATGTCCCCGCGGTTGTTTTCCGCTTGTATCATAAGGTTCCGGGTGGCGCCTGCAGTAGCCAATCCGAAAAAGGGCCGGCCGGCCGAGAAAGACATGGCGGCCTGCATGGCCAGGACAGACTTGCCGGCGCCTGACTGAGCAACAACCACCCAGGCCCCGCCGCGGCAAAGAAAGCGGTCCCCGACAAGGCTATCAGGGGCGGGCGCTTCGTCTAGTTCATCCGGCCCCATGGCGTCGGACCGGAAGTCTGAGGCCTCGCGCTCAGCCTGCCAACTATCCCAACTTTGAGCCCCGCAAGGGCCCGCAACTAAATACTGGGGCTTGCCCGCGCGGCTCGGGCCCGGCAAACGTGAAAGCCGGGAAGAGTTGCGGCATTTTACGTCAACCTTTAGCCCGGCCTCTTCCAACGTCTTAAACAGGGCCGCCACGCGCTCGGCATAAAGGGCTTTATCAGTACCGGCCCCGACCCTTACAATGGCGTGGACGCTCTTTGCGCCCGAGTGTACTATTGCCGCGCAAGGGAGCCGCAAAGACTTAATGATTGCAAGCTGTTTCTCTATGGGTTGCTCGTCACCTTCGACGAGGACATGGTCAAGGCGGACCACGTTGGTATTGAAAACGCCCTCGCCGTCAAGCGGGTTTATCCGGGCCCAAACGCCGGCGTCCGGTTGCCAATCCCCCAACACCATCCGCAACAGCTCGTCGCCCTTGTAGCCTTTGGCCTCGTATTTGTCAAGCCCGGCTTCTATGTCTGAGCGGGAGCGGGTGGCGCCCTTGCCGAGCGGCTTATACTTGCCGTCCTCGTCTTTAAAACTTGTCACCATGTAATTAAGAAGGTCGTCGGGCTGATAGAGGGCCGCAAGCCAGGCGCGCAAATCCGCGGCCGGGTTGCCTGAGGGCGGCGGGACCTCTTCCACAAAATCCGGGGCGCCTGAGCCGGCGGCCTCAGCGGCGGCGCGCTTCTCAGCGGCCGGGCCAATGACGCCCTCCCAGTCAATGACGTCGTCGGACCCGGTAAACGGCGCCCGGGGCTTGTATGCGCCGCCGCTCTTTGGGCCCCCGGGGCTCTTCGCCTCTTCCCGAGGGGCGGCCCGGTATGCCGAGGCCACGGCGTTCAAGGCCTCCCCCATGTTTAGCGGCGGATTGCAACGCGCGGCAAACTGCTCAATCATGGCCTCGGCTTCATGCCGCGGTATGCGCGCGTCGCGGGCCTGAGCCGCAACCCAAAAGGCGCGGTCGTTTCTTTGACCTTCGCCGGCGCCGGCAAATACGGCGTCCTCGAGAAACTTTGGCACTCTGTTTTGGGGCATATTATTTGCCCCCTTTTGTCAATGTGTTTTCCATGGTGTTTCGTTCCTTTTCCTTTTACTCAATCAAACCAGCGCTCGGGCCCGTTCCAGCGGTTTTCCTTTATCCGGTCAATGGCAATATTAGCCGCTTTGTCTGTCATGCCGCCCACATCCTCAAAGCCATATTTTGCGAGAATAGCGATTTTCCCCAAAGAAGCCAAGTTCATTTTTCGGCGTTCAATCATTTTTCCAATCAGCATGGTGGCGTGGCCCTTGCATTTGACCAGGTCCGGATTGATGCCAAACCGGGGCAGGCATGCCCTTTGCCCGTCTGTCATGGCGGCGCGTTCCCATTTCATTGTGGGCTCGTAATCGCTTAAATCTGAGTCGTTAATTATGACCCCCAACAAAAGCGGGTCCACCAGCTTGCTCTTTTTCTTTTCCTGAGCTTTCAGGGCCTCGGCCAAAGCCTTGTGGCGTTTTTCCGCCTCCTCAGTATTGGCCAGCTCTTCAAGGTCAAAGAGGTCAATTTGCTCAATGCCCGCGGCGGCTTTCTTTTCCTGAATAGCCTCCATTATTTGCATAGTTTCGGCGCGCTCAGCAACCAGGTGGCAAGGCCGGCAAAGGTCGTGCTTTTCCGTTTGCCAAAGGAAGTCCAACAGTAGCAGGTCCGCCTTTCCGGGAAACAGGCGCGTGCCGCGGCCAATCATCTGCGCATAGAGGGAGCGGCTTTTCGTCACCCGCAACGGGACCACGCAGTCAATGGACGGCTCGTCAAAGCCCTCGGTGTATAACATGGCATTGCAACAGATTTTAGGCCCCGGGGTTGCAAGCCATGCCTTGACATCATCCCGGTCCTCGCTTTCCCCGTCAACATGCCGGGCGTCCATTCCGTACCCCCTGAGCAATTCACAGAAGCGCCGGCTCGTAACCCTGAGGGGCAAAAATACCAGCGTTTTACGGCCCGCGGCGCGCTTGGAAAGCTCCTCGGCTATTCCGCAAAGGTAGGGTTCAAGGGCTGAGCCCACGGCCGTTTCGGAATAATCCCCGGCGAGCTGTTTCATTGCGCCCAGGTTAATCTTAAGGGGGACCGTTTGCGCCGTTATTTTGCAAAGGTTGCCCTCGAGGACCGCTTGCCGCAGGCCATACTTGAAGCAGATATTATCGAAAATTTGCCCCAGGTTTTTCTTGTCACCCCGGTCCGGGGTCGCCGTCACCCCCAAAATTTTAGCCCCGGTGAAATAGTTAAAAATAGATTGGTATGTCTGAGCAAGGGCGTGGTGGGCCTCGTCAACAATCACGGCGGCAAATTCGTCGGGGTGAAAACTTTCAAGGCGCTTAATCCGGCAAAGGGTCTGCACCGACGCCGTAACTATCGGAAACATTGAGCCGGCCCCGCGCTCTTCCGCCTTTTCGATTGCCGAGTCCAGCCCTGTTGACCGGCTGAGCTTGTCAACCGCCTGGCGTATAAGCTCGTCGCGGTGGGCAAGTATCAGGCACCGCTTTTTCTGAGCGGCGAGCGTTTGCGCGACCATGGAAAACACAATCGTTTTTCCGGTGCCGGTTGCCATTTCCAACAGGGTCGCCCGGTATGTTTCCCAGTCTTTGAAAATAGCGTCGTGGGCCTCTTTCTGATATTGGCGCGGGGTAATCATTTAGGCGTCCTCCTCTTCTTGCTCAGCATGGAAAGAAACGCGGCCCGGCCTGTCAAACCGGTCCCGCAGGATTATTGCAAGCCGGCGCGCTGAGGCCGGGCCTCCCGTTATGATTTTTGCCTCGAGGGGGCTTTCATAGAACGGGGCCCCGTAACCCATGCCAACGACGGCCTCGCTGTTGTCATTGAGAAGGGGGTCGTTAATGATTGCCCGGATTTCCCCGACGGTCATAGCTGGCCCCCTTCCTGTTTTTCAAGGCCGCGTTTAAAGGCCGCTATCAGTTGCCGCCGAACGTCCATGTATTGCGCATGGTGCGCGGGGTCCATCCATTGCGGGCAGAGGTTTTTTGCTGTTGTCACTAAATACAAAAGGTCGCTAGATTTCAGCCCCTCGGACCCGTCTTGCTCTTTGTTGGGTTTAGGCTGAGCCCGGGCGGCCGGCTTGTTCTGGTTGCAATATTCCCGCAAGTGTAACAGGGTCTTGTATATCATGGCCTGACATTGGACCAGCTCAGCATAGGCGGCGGCAAAATCCCCCATTAAAACCGCCTCGTTAAATTCAAGCCACTCCTCGTGAAAAATGCTATAGGCGGTGGGGTTGTAATTACACTGGTCCCGCCAAAATTTCAGGCAAAGCCGGGTCCGGTCAAGGTCGCCCGGTGAAAAGGCGGCCGGGTGGGTGGGGAAATGGGAAACCGCGCTTTCTAATTCCTGAAGAGCGTGCCGGTGCAACATTTCAAAAGTGGTGCCCGTATTCCCGCCGGCCTTTTTTAAAGCCGCCCTTGTGTCTAATTGCGTCGCGTTCATGTTTTAAAGCCTTCCTTGCTTTTCCGGTGTCTTTGTAAGGCCCCACGCCCACCGGCGCGACGTGGGGCCTGCTGATAGCCTCAGCGGCCTTTTAATCGAAGGCCCCGTCCGGGACCTCGGGCTGAGCCGCGGCCGGTTGCGTTTCTTCCGAACCCGCCACCACCCCGTTTTCAATAATCAGGGAGCACTCGTCACCGTTGCCCACCCGGGTGCCAATGGCCTGCAATCCCTGAGCGCTGAGCCACCCGGAAAATACCGCCAGGGTCTTGCGGTCCATCCGCTCGAGCCCGTCAACCAAAACGAACCGGCAGTTTGGATTGACCGCCCGGGAAATAGCCGTCGACAAAATCAGCTTCTCACTTTCTGAGAGTGTTGACCATGCCCGGCCGTTATATTCAAGGGCCCCCTCGTTGACGCCGAGCCCGGGGTATGGCAAAGCCGCCCCTTCAAGCAACGCCCGCAAGGCCTCGCGCTCCTGTTTGATTTCCTCATTGATTGCTGAGTATTCCGCCTGCAGGAGTTGCGCCGTTTCCCTTGCCTGTTTCTTGCTGAGGTTTGCCTGGACCTTTTCGTTAATCTCAGAAACCTCGGCCAGCTTGGCGCTTATGGCCTGGGTGTCAACAGGCTGGCCCACGGTTGCCGCGTTTTCAAGGGCGGCCCGGTATTCGTCGGCGCTGGTCTTTCTCTTTGCCTCAGCGGCGGCGAGCCGTTCCTGAGCGGCGGCCAAAGCGCGCTCGGCTTCATCCCGGCGGATTTCCGCAAGGTCGAGGGCGTCTTTCTTTGCCCCGACGTCAACACCGGCCGCGCGGACCTTTGCATTGTACTGCAGGGCCTCTGTCATTTGCGCCGAGATTGAGTTACCGTCCAGGCGCTCTTCCGGGGCGTCTTCATAATACGGCAAGTTTTCGGCGTATCCCTTTTGCCTTTCAGACTCGCGGCCCTTCAAAAGCCGGTCCGCCTCGAGGGCGCGTATGCGCTCTTCAAACGGCTGGGGGTCCACCCCTATGACCTTAAGCATGATTTCAGCCTTTTTTTTGTCCCCGGCCGCCATGAATTCCCCAACATTCAAGGCAAACTGGGAAACCAGCTCGCTGAGCAAAGACTGGCCGCTTTTTTTGCCGGAGGGGTCCTCAATCTTTAACCGGGAGCCGCCGCCGGCCGTGTAAATACGCTCGACCACCAGGCCATTGCTCAGCGTAACCTTTGCAAAGCCGCGGGGCGCGCCTTCGTGGACCGGCTGTTTGAAAGAGTCGCCGCCCAGGGCCCCGGCAATGGCGTCGAGGACGCTGGTCTTTCCTTGCCCGTTATCCCCGCCGATAATTGTCAGCCCTTGCGGCGCCGGTATCATTTTGACCGCCCGGACCCGCTTTACGTTTTCAATCTGAAGCCCGGCAATAAATACGCCGGCGCCGTTGGTTGTATCATTCATCTTTTGCACCGCCTTCCTCAATCAGTTTTACCACGTCACTTTCCCGGAAACCGGCCGCGCGTTTTGCGCCCGGCCACATTACTTTCTTTAAGACGCCGCGGGCCGCAAGCTGGTCCACGGTCTTGACCTTGACGCCGAGGCGGACCGCAACGGCCAGCCGGCGCAATATGCAATCAGGCTGGGGGCCTGTCTGCGCTGTAATCCACAAAACGATTGCCGCGCGCTCAGAGGGTGAAACGGTGTCGTCCGTTTTCAGGACCGCGGCAATGATTTTTTTAGTTTGTTCTGTCATGGTTTGGAGGGCCCCCGGTGGGCGGGGCCCGCCCTTTCTTTGTTTAGTCAAACGTGGGGTCCAGCTCTTTGATGCAAGCGGCGGCCACACCGTCTGAGGCCCCGGCCCCGTCGTTGAAATTGTCACCCTCGCGCGGGTCAAGAAACTTTTTAATATTGTTCCCTGTCATCTGGACGCCGGTTGTCTTATTGGCCCAGGTGTCAACCCCGACGGTGGCGCGGCCCCTCAGGCCTTCAATATCCCAACGCAGGCGGAATTGCTCCCCATGTTTCCGCAAGCCGAGCGAGGTGAAAAACTCGCAAATTTTCCACTCGCTTTTGCGGGTCATGGTCAAGAATTCAGTACACGAAGAGCGGCCCTCGCCCTTTGCCGGTGTAAGGCTGAGTTTCATTTTCACCTGGGGCTTCGTGCCGTCGGCGTTGCGGCCGCGCTCGACTGTTTCAACCTTATAAATGACCTCGGTCCCTTCCGGGAATACGTCAAACCCGGTCCCTTCGTTTTCAACCACGCCGTCGAAGTCAATTTCCACGTCGTCAATCTGATTTTTGTTTTCCATGGTGTCAGCTTTCCTTCCTTATTTGCGGCCCGCAACAATGCGCGCCACGGTCTTGTTCCAGTTACTTTCCGGCTTGTCTTTCTCTTTCAGGAGGGCGTCGACAATGCGCTCCCCCATGTTGTGAATTGTCATACCGTCACCCAGGACCGGCGTCTTAATCCGCGGGTTCCCCGCCTGGCCGCGCAAATAGGCGTCCAGCTCTTCAGTTGTAACCCCTGAGGCCTCGCAGGCGTCATAGAGGGCGGCATTAAAGGCCCCGCGGACCTGGGCGTCTGAAGCGATGCCTGAGGGCTTGCCGGCGGCCGGCTCAATTACGGCCTTGACAAAAGCGGCGTCGGCTTTGTCTTTCTCTGTTTCCCCGGCGGCGGCCTTTGCCTTCGCGGCTGAGGCCGCAACCTGGTGGCGCTCAATGGCGGCCGGGTTGTCAAGAAGCTCGCCGGTGTATGCGCTCTTCCTGACTGAGCCCTCCGCAACATGCCCCACCGTAACCCCCGAGGCGGTCTTGACCGGCTGGCCCTTCGGCGCCGGCGTCGTGTCAGCATGGCTGGCCGTATTGCCGTCGTCGTCAACTTCGCAGGCAATCCCTAAAAAGGGGCTGAGCGAATAGCGCCGCAGGTATGTAATCGCTTTACCAATCTGCTGGACCCCGGCCGGGACCTGGACAACCGGCGCGCCCTGTTTGCCGCCGGTGAATTCCGGCTGGAGCGTATAAACCAGGGGCGCGCTTTCCATGGCCTCGCCGCTTTCATGTATCAGGCGGGTTATTACCTTGACGCTGGTCCCGTCGCAATCCGTGTCCTGCATTAAAACCAGCCCGTTATTGGTAAGGGGCTCGCGGACCGTGTTTATGATTTCGTCAAGGGTTGCGTATTTGCGCCCCTGAAAAAACGTATTAGTCCCGTCCTTTGACGCGACCAGGCAGGTCTTTTGGACCGCCAGGAGCGCCTTTGCAAACGCGGCAGAGCATTGCATATTTAAACCTTTCTTTTCTGACTTTTCGGGGCCTTGACTTTCAGGGCCCGGAGTGTTATTCTGTTGGCTGTTCATGTGTTTAGTATTCCTTCCTTGCCCCGCCCGGTTGTTACGCCGGGCGGGGTTTCTTTTTTTAGCGCCACTTTGACATGGCATAAGACAGGGCGGCGACCACTAAAATGACGCCGGCCCCAACAAACAAGACAAAGCCGGTGGCCGTGTAAACCATGGCCACCCACTTTGAGTAAATCAGGACGGCGTATTGGCCGGCCCCGACAAACGCTACAATGAAAGCCACGATAATCCAACGCAACAGGACCACCCGGTTGTGTTTTTTCATGGTTTCGTCAAGCCGCTTAAACTGCAGGGCGGCCTTTTCGTCTTGCGTCAAATCCGTCGCGGCTGAGCCCTTGCAGGCGGCCGGGTCCGGATTGAATAACGCGTTCCCTTTTTCTCTGTTCATGGTGTACCCTTTTTTAAAGCCGCGCGGATTGCCGCGTCGGCCTGTTCTTTTGTCCAGCCTCTGTTTGGATGAAACAAGAAAACCCCACCGGCTGGTGTCATGGAGTTAGTTGAAAAGCCCGCTATTTCACGCCCTGAGGCGTCCGCCAGTTTGTAAACTGAGGACCGCTCGACGCGCGTTATTGTATGGGGTTGCAAAATCATTTTACTATTGCCGGCTTTCTGTATTCGACGACGCGGGTATTGTCAGCCTCGGGGCTTCTTTTCTCAATCAGCCCGGCGCGGTTAAGACAGGCGAGGTCCTCGCTTTTTTCACCGGGGCGGGTTCCGGGGGCAAACTTTATCTGCTTGACCCTGAGCCACACGCCCTCAGGTATCCGGGCGAGCAGGGCCTTGCGGCGGCGGTCCGCGGGGCTGTTGGCTTTTGCGGCCCCTGTATAGGTCGCGGCGGCTTTTTCCTGTTGCTGAATATCACGCTCGCGGATAATGGCGGCGGCGTCTGCGCAAAGGCACCGGCGGCATTGCAGGCCCTTTTGAAAACATCCGACGCAACGGCGGGCCATAGACTCGACGAGAATGATTGCCCGTTCATTCCATGGCGCCACCGGCGTTTCGTCAATCGGTTTGTCTTGTGTTGGGTCCATGGCTTTAACCTTTCAAAACCGAGTCAATTTTTGCCCAAACGACGAGCGCTATCTTTGCAAATTCCTCGGGGGTAATCTTGACCTCGCCCGCGTTAATAGCGGCCGCGGCTTGAACCAGGTAATTTTGCGCGCTCTTTAATTCCTCAATCTGTTTTTTGTTCATGGCTTGCTCCTTTGTCTCCCTTGATGGCGTGAATATTAACTCGTTCCCGGGGTGGAAGTCAACAGGGAAAAATAAAAAAGTTTAAAAATCTTTTTAAGCGTTTCTTTGCGTTTGCCGGTTGACGTTTTAAAGGTCATTAGAAGCAATCAGGCGCGCCCCGTCTGTTTGGGGGCCGCAACCATACGCCGGCGCCGGCCTGAGGTCTTGCGCGCGCCCCTTGCCCGTATCCCTGAGAAAGAAACCGCCAGCGGCGAGTGTTTCTTTTCTCAGGGGGGAAATGAATTTATTTATTTCCCCTATATGTCTTTTAAGACATACGCGCGCGTGGGACATCATGTCCCTGGGACATGCCGCTCGCGCGCGCGTATGGGACAAGCTGTTTTCAAAAAATGGGAAAAGTCATAAACCGGTGTCCCAGGGACGCGAGTTACGTCAAAAACAGGCAAAACAGAAAAAGGGGCAAAAAAGACGCCCCGCCGCCTTTCCCCGGGGGCCGGCTGAGCCGTGTCGAAGTATGTCGAAAAGTGTGGGAGTGGGTTACTCGGAAAAGTCGCCCCGGCTGAAATGGGGATAAAAAAAAGCCCCACCGGGTTTCCGGCAGGGCTCAGGGCCTTTATTATTGCGGCGCCTCTTTCTTGCGTTTGCGGGCCTCAGCCCCGCGGCGGCCCAGCTCGGCATAGTCAACCGGCCGGCGCTTTGCGGCCCCGGTTCCGGCCTTGCCGCCGGCTCGGCCTATGCGCGCCATGACATAGGCAACCAAAAGACGCGGCGAAGCGTTGCCGGTCTTTATTTGTTCACTTGCCGCGTTCATAATAGCGGCCTCTTCGTCTTTTGTAAAAATAGATTTCATTTTATGCCCCTTTCTAGTATCCCAGGTCCATGATAGCGTGAACCCAAAATTTAGCCCCCTCTTTTGACGCGGCAAAGCCAAACGCCGCCTTCAAGGCCTGAGCGGTGTCCGGCTCTTCGTTTTCAAGGCGGTCCAGCTTGCCCTGGGCCGCCATATTTGCAAGCGCCTTTTTGAAAATCTCAGGCGGCAGGTCCATCAAAAACAGGTCAATTATTTTTTTCATAGGTGTCCTCCTTCTTGACAAGGGCCAGGGCCTCTTTTTCCCCAACATGTGAACAAAGCATTTCCCAACACTCCTCGCGCAAGGAAGAGGGCGGCGCTCCGGTTTCTTCCCAAAGGTCCGCAACAATGGCGGCAAGGGTTGACGGCCTCAGATAATAAGAGGAGCCCTTCTCAGGCGGGCGCGGGGCTTGTTTTTTAGTCTTTCTGTTCATGGTGTAACCTTTCAGCCCGGGTTCCGCCGGGCGCGGTTTTGGTTGTTTAAGCGTTGGGGAAAGTTGCAACCCCTAGAAAAATATAATACCCGCGGTTCGTGTCCGGCTTTCCGTGTAAGTTTGAGGTCCAGCCCCGGACAAAGGGTTTAAAATCTTCCTCGGTGGTGGCGAGCGCCTTTTCAAGCTCAGCCTCGAGGACCGGTATCCGGGCGGCATAATCGGCGGCCCACTTTTTATAGTCACCGTCCGCAAAATTGCGGACCACGCACTCCGTATCCCATGCGGCGGCCGAGCGGCGGATTTTAACAAGGCCCTTCTTGATTGCCTCTTCAGGCGTTCCGCAGGCGGCAATGGCGGCATATTCCGCGGCCGTTTTCTTTCCCCATTCAACTGCGTTTTTTGCGCATTGAATGAAACGCTCCCGGCTTGTTTTCACAATAAAGCACCCCTTGTAATTGTGAAAGGTTGTCCGCGTATCCATTACGGTCCCGTCGGGGCCCTTGCAAATAAATTCTGTTTTCTTTGCCTTTGCCACCGGTTTGCTTTCGACTGTGTATCCGTTCATGTTTCCTTCTTTCCGCCGGGGTTCCGCCCGGCGCGGTGTTTGTTACTTTGAAAAAATCATTTTAATGCAGAGTTTGTAAGGCGTGAAACCGTGAAACTTTGCCGCCGGCCATTTATTCAAAACAGCCTGCCTGATTTCCCGGCAGGAGGCCTGAGCGCATACCTGGAAGGCCTCAATGTTGCCAATTCTGCAATTTTTAATTTTGTATTCGTTTCCCGCTATTGTCAGACTGTTGTTCATGTTTCCTTCTTTCCGGGGCTCAGCCCCTTGTGGTCTTTGATGGCGTTATATTAGCGCAAGCGGTTGCGCTTGTCAAGGGGGAAAATAAAAAAAGATGAAGATTTTTTTTTCTTCATCTTTTCAGAGTTTGAAACCGGCGCCGCTCAGCCTTCCAAAGTTGACTCGTAAAGAAGCCGGCCGCCGTTGTCTTCTATCAGGACCCCGGCCATGCTGTAAACGTCAATCTTTGCCCGCTTTCTTTCGGCGCGTTGCTTTGCGGCTTTCTTTGAATTCCAAACGGTCCAGGACCCGAGCGCTATTCCGTTTAAAATCACCCGGCGGTCCCACCAGGTTGCCCCGTCATATTTCAGCCAGTCAGCCATTGCCGCGTCGACCTGTTTGCGGGTCATAAGCCGGAACCGGAATTCCGCCTCGCCGGCAAATTTCATATAGAGGCCGCCGTATTGATAGCCGCCGTCGTGTAAAGGATAACCCCGGGGGAAATTCCAGGGGTCCAGGTGGGCAAACGGTATAACGCGCGTCGCCGGCGGGATTGAGCCGCCGTCGGTCTTGAAATGATTGTCGGGCCGGAATTGTGTCCCCGCGGCATCTGTAAATGTTGCGGGGTCAACCGGGTCCGCCCGGAAGTCAAACAGCGGGGTCCTATACCAAAGAAGGCCCGGGGAATAAAGCGGCCGCCCCCGCGCGTCGAGCAGGGGGGTTAAATTTCCGGGCTTTCCAGAATATCCTTTTTTCATTTAGCCGGCTCCGGTTGTTTTACAAAAGGGGTCTGAGGATAGCACGCCGGGTCAACGGCGCCTGCAGGCGGCTTTGCAAGCTCGCACGCCGCTCCCGTTCCGCCGGGGCAATCTTTGCCCGTCTTTTCAGCCCCGGCCGCCTGAGGGCCCGCCTGGCCCGTTTCCGGGGCCTCGCCGTCAACAGTTGCGGGGGCCGCTTTTTTCCTTGCCGCGCTCAGGGCCGCCGCAACGCCCGCAGGGACCGCGCTCGCCCCGCCGGTCCCGTATGCTATCATTCCGCCAATGACGCCGGCGGAAATTGCATTGACAAGCTCGACGTCGCCTTTGTTGCTGTATACGTCAAGCTCAGCCTTGACTCCCTGATAGTCAACTTTCAAGCCGCTCGTTTCCGTAATGGTTGCAACCGAGCCCCGGTATACGGCCACCTTTTTGGTAAGCTCGCCTTTTTCGTTATACTCTTTGTGGATAATGCCGGTGCTTTGGCAACCGGTGCAAACGATGAAAGCGGCCGCGGCCGCCATGACACATAAACGCTTCATAATTGACCCTCCCGGGGTTTAATTGTTGGCCGTGTGGTTTTGCCCGTCACTATCAAGCGAGCCCAGGTGGGCGCTCCTGATAGCCTCCCCGGCGTTTCTGGTGAATACGCCGGCTTCTTTGAGTTGACCGGTGGCAATGGTGAAAATGCCCAAAATCAAAACAACGCCGAAAAACAGAAAAACCACCAGCCTGAAATTAGCGGCAAAGGCGGCTTTCAATGTTCCCGGCCCTTCATCCCGCGGCGCGCCGTTCATGGCGTCCGTATGGATTGCCGCAAGCAAAGAGCGGCGGGCCCCTTCGCATGCTGAGCAGTTGGCCTTGATTTCCGTGCGCATCATGGAAACCATCTGCTCGCGGGTCAACAGTGACCGCACCGAGCGCGCCAAAATTAGGCCGCTTTGGCCGTGATATTTTAAAAGCTCTTCCTGGGTAACGACGGCGCCGGCCCTCAGCTTTTCCGCCGTCGTTTCCAGGTCTTTCAAAAGAATTTCAATAAAGGACTCCTCTTTAGACATGGGGCTCCCTTACTTTTGCTTGCTCTTAAATTCCATGTATTTGTCCATCATGGGGGTAATGCCGGTGGCCAATGCGTTTAAATCCATCCCCATAGCGGCGAGCGTCTTTGCAAAATCGACGTCCTTTATGTATTCCGTTTTTCGGGTGTTGGGGATTTCAATACCGGTGTCGAGGTCTTTCCAGAACGAGCTGAAAGTAACCGCGAACCGCTTATAATCCGGTGCAAAGTATTGGATTGAGAAACCGGTCCAGATTGCCTTTGCATTTTTCACCACCACGGTGTTTGTTGAAACCGTCACCACCTGAATATTCAAGGCCGCGTTCGTGACAGTAATGTCCGCGAGCGCTGAGCCGCAGGCCGCCGCCATGATTGCCGCAATAATAAACACTCTTTTCATTTTATGCCCTCTTCTCTTTTTTAACCGCTCAGGCGACCGCCGCCCGGTTGCGGGAAATTATAGCCCGTTCTTTGTCCAAAGGGTAAGAACGCCTTTATTAAAAATCTGAGTATGGACAACGCTTGACGCGTCGGTCCACCAGTTTGTTTTTGTCAGCCCGTTATCCGGCAGGGCTGAGTAATTAAACGAATTGAAAACCCTAAACCGGTGGATATATGCCGAGGAACCGAAAAGCAAGAAAAGCCCGTCCGGCGCCACGGTTATTCCTGTTATTGCCCCGGATACAATACCCGCGTCGGCAAACGTAAAGCCGCCGTCGGTGCTTCTGTAGTCCGTGCCGTTTGTTGTAACCCAAACATTATCACCATGGACCGCCACGGTTGCGTATGTAGTTACGGGGTTTAAAGCCTGGACCGTTGTAAATGTTGAAAGGTCAAACGGGAGCCGGTAAATGCCGTCGCCGGAAACCGCAAGGAGCGTGGACCCTATTTTCCCGAGGGCAAGTATGCGCTGAGTTAAAGACTCAAAGACCGTCGTGGTATTCCAGGTGGCGGCGTTGTCATAACTTACAACGAGCCGCGGGCGTGAAATATAATTAGCATTGCCGCAAACCCAGGTGCCGCCTGACAGATATTGAAGGCTGGACCCGCCATAAACTGAAGAGCGCGTGGTCCAATTTATTCCGTCCGCGCTTGTAGTTATGACGCCATAAACGGTGGCGGCGAAAATTCCATTGTCGAATTTTATTTCCCCGTAACTGTAGCCGTTCGGAATAGACAAAGCAAGGGTCCAGGTCCCGTTTAATGTGTCAGAATAATAAAGGTCCGACCATTGGCTTCTCCCCATCATGGCAACATAGCGGGACCCGTTATAAGCCACGCCAATCATGGCGAGCGTATTGGGCACGCTTGCATTGTTTGCCCAGTTGGTGCCATAGTCAAAACTATAATCCAATCCGCCGGTGCCGGGCGCGTATCTTCCCGCTATCCAGTTCGTTCCGTTGGCAATTCCGAGCCGGGTGTATTGGCTGAGCCCGGCGTTTACCCTGTTAGAATATGCAAAGACCGCGGGGGTCGGCGTGCGGCCGGCCACGCTGATAAATCCGTTCGTATTTAAAACGGCGCTGAACATTCCGTTTGAAGATGCAAGCGCGACGGCCGGGGCTGTTGCGTCACTGATTGACAGTGAAACGGTGGCGCCGTTTTTTGTAACCGTCAAGCCGCTCGAGGCGCTTGTCATGTTGGTAATGGCGACGGCCGCAACAATCTGCGTGGCCGCGGCCGGGGATACATACGAGCCCGCCGGCTGATAGCTTCCGGCCGGCTGAAAAGCGCTCGCGTGTTGGCCGTCTAAAAGGTCCGCGTTTAAATTTTCATTGACCGTCGTCGACGCAACTTTTAGAGGGCTCAGGCCGGTGGCCACGCTTGTTTCAAATTGGCCGTCCTTGTTTAGTTTCATTGCGACCGCGTCATTATGCGCGCTCAGAAAGTCAAGCGCCACGCTTCGCGGCGAGGGATAGTCAAGCGGCGGGCTTCCATAGGTCCACGTCGAATAGTTGCCGTCGTCTGTCAATGACAGGCTGGTGGTCCCTTTCCAATAGCCCGTCGTGTAATTCCAAACGATATAAAAGTCGGCCGCGGCGTCTTCAAACCAATAGAGGTCCGCCTTCCACCCATAGTTGTCGCCGTAATCCCACAAATACATGGGGAAATAAGAAACAACGTTCGCACCGGAGGCGGTGTCAACTGAATAAACATACCATTCATTTTGCCCCATAAGGGTGCCGGCCTGCATAAAATATGGAGTGTTTGAATACGGGTCGGGGTTGCCGCTATTCCATGAACTCAGGCTATCAATTAAAACGGCCGGCGAGGCCCCTAGATTTTTCCAATAGTAGCTGGACCCGTCATATAAAACGGCGATATAATAAACGCCGGCGCCGCCCCATGTACTGCCCGAGTCGGCAAACTGTAGCATGATAGAAAAGGACGCCCCGTTATAATCCGAAAAAAACGCGGACCCCTGCGAGCTGTATAGGGTCCCGCCGCCCGGCAGGTCATAGGCCTGGCAGACATATATTGAAATATCTTGATTGTAAAAAGGCCCGCCGGCTGAGGTGTCAATATAGGAGCCGTTATCATAGCACCCATAAAGGGTATACTCGGCGCCATAGGAAGGGGAAAGGCCGCCGGACGGGTCGCCCACGGTGTATTGGTTCATTTTGCCCGTTATGTCAAGCGGCCCGTTTGAAATGGTCTGCGGCGTGGTCTGGTCAATGGTGAAAAAACCGGCCCCGGCCGCCGCCGGCATGGCCCCCAAAATTTCAAGCGTTAAAGAATGGGGGTTCCCTGTTGCAAGGGCGTGCGCGTATGCCGCCTCCCAGTAATTTGTCCGGGCGGCTGAGGCCTTGCCGGTTATTGCGGAGGCGTTTGCTTCGCTTGCGGCCGTCGCGCTTAATGCCTGAGCATAGGCGAGGCCGCCGGTATAGCTTGCCGCGCGCGCTATTGCGTCCGCAACGCCTGCCGCTTGTATTGCCCCGGCCGCGGCGCCCGACGCGTCCTGAGCGATTTTAAGCGCGTTTGTGGCTATGACATAAACCGGGTTCATTTTAACCCATTCAACAGGGAGCGCCGTTTTCCCGGGGTTGCCGCGGACCGTCACCGCCCCGCGGGCCCACTCTTCCATGCGCGCGCCCTGAGCGCCGAAAATTTGGAAGGCATAGCGCCCGTTCGTCGGCGTCATTGTTGCGGGTATTTCCCATGACATGAACCCGCGGCCGGCGGCGCTGTTTGTAAACGTAACCCCCTCGCCGGAAACACCAACGAAAAGAAGCCCCGTCCACCCGGCGGTGTTATATT